GGCTGATGGAGAACGACTGCTTGCGAGACTGGATAGCTAATGGGGTTGCCTACGGACTTAACGAGGGGCGTGAGTACATCGACGCAGCAATGGAGGAATACAATGTCAATAATTGATGAACACAATGAACAGGTCTATGAGCAGGTCCGGGCGATTCTTTCGGAGCATTTTCCTAATTTTGTTTTTGGTGTTATGGACGATGATGGTAGTCTTTACTATGACTACACCAATCTGCCTATCGGCAAGATGCTGATGCGGGAGATTAAGGAGGACATGAACTCCAGCAGCTTGGACTTCGATTGGGAGTTCGAGGAAGAGGAAGAGGAAGGTGGAGGCAGCGTCTGGGGATAATGGAGCTAACTTTTACACAGCACCCAATCGTAAAGCCGCCTACTGACGAGGAGATCGTACAGCTAGGTGAAATTGACCCAAAGCTTCTGATTGAACTGCACAAGGCACACGAGGGTCGGATACAGGCAGCAGAAGAAGATCCACTACGTCATGGCTTCGAGCTAGCCGGGTGGTCACGGATGCGTAATGCTATCGAGGACTACGACGAGGTAATTACCTTCGGGGGTAATCGTAGCGGTAAAACAACTGGCTGCGCCAAGATGGTGATGGAGGCTGTTACGCAAAACCAAGATGGTCACGTTGTGTGCTTTTCTCAGAATGCGGATACATCAGTCAAGGTGCAGCAGGCCGCTGTCTGGGAGATGATGCCCAAGGAGTTCAAAAGGAAGACAAAAAGCATAGAGGGTTACATCAACTTCAGTATGCAAAATGGCTTCACAGGATCATCATTTATCTTCCCGGATACGAGGACTCGTGTGGATTTCAAGACCTATACACAGTTCTCGAACAATCAGACTATCTTGGAGGGCTTCGAGTTCGGCTTCAGGGGTGCAGAGAGCCTGAACATCGGGGCGTGGCTGGACGAATATCTTGGTGATGCTGCCCTAGTCAATACCCTCCGCTTCCGTCTAGCTACCCGTAATAGCAAAATGCTACTAGGCTTTACCCCGATTGATGGTTATACCCCGTTCGTTTCGGAGTACCTCAAGGGTGCTGAGACACTGGAGACTAGACATGCAGAGCTTTTGGACAAGGAGGTTCCGGTAAAGCAGTACAGCCCTGAGCGGGATGCTGGTGTTGTGTACCTGCACTCGGACGAGAATCCTTTTGGGGGATACGAACGTATCGCCAAGGATCTCCGGAACTCCTCGGAGGATCAGATCATGGTTCGTGCATACGGGCTACCTACGAAGTCAATGACCTCCTTGGTCCCGAACTTCAGCCCGGAAATCAATGTCCTCTCCAGCAAGGAGAATAAGTACGGCATGACCTTCCCTGATCTTGAGGAATTAACTTGGTATCAAGTTGTTGACCCCGCCTTTGCTAGGAACTACGTCAGCATCTGGGCAGGGGTATCCGAGGCCGAGGAGATATTCATTCGCAGGGAATGGCCGGACAGGGCGACCTACGGCGAGTGGGCATTGTTCGGTGATCCCAAGTGGAGGTACGGCCCAGCGGCCAAGAAGTTGGGGTACGACGTACAAAAATACTGCGAGCTTTTCACTGAGATAGAAGAAGAACTTGGTATCAACGTAACCGAACGAATCGGGGACTCAAGATTCTTTGCCAAAGAAAATGAAAACAATACGGACTTATTTACTAGCTTCTATGATTACGGCTTCAGCTTTGTTCCATCGGACGGGCAGACTGAAATGGTTGGATCGACCGCTCTGGATGATTGGTTCTTTTTTAATCCAAATTACGAGATTGATGAAGCCAATCGACCGAGATGCTACGTCCACGAGGACTGCGGAAACCTCATCGAGAGTATAGTCAGCTATAACTCCCAAGGAAAGAACGACGAAGCACTCAAGGACTTTTTTGATACATTGCGGTATTTGCGTATGTCGAATGCCGGGATGGGGCCGGACTACTTTGCTGAGTCCAGCATGACAACAACAATGAGAAACCAAGGAGGGTACTAATGCCCAAAAAGAAACTGACAGCACTAGCGGACGAATACGAGGTTCCTTTCGAGGAAGCCTTGGAGATCGTGAACAACAAGGTCCCTGATGAGTTCGTTACCGGAAAGGGTAAGAACACTTGGATAGCCGAGGAGGGTCAAAGTATCATTGATGACGCAATGTTCATTGATGAGATAATCCCACGGAACCATGTAGGCCAAGTCCTGAAGGAATGCCCGAACCCACGGTTCAACTTCGTGTACTCAAAGGACATCGGCAAGCGTGTCCCTGTGATGATACCTCGTCGTTGGCAAGGAAAGCTCGTCGGCAAAAAGATTACCTTCGAGGCAATCGAGGACAACAAGGGAGTCAGCTACAGGTATGTCAAACCCTGAAATAGATACTCTTAGCCAGAAATGGTGCAGGGAGCAGTCCGATAGGTTCATGGCGTTTGAGATTCTTAGGCGGCACGTTCTGCATGAATCCACACTGCCTATGTCAACTGATGACCTGTATGATAAGATAGGCGTATCCAAGACCTTCATCCGAAGGTTGCTTAAATCCATCCCTGAGAGACTAAATGAACAGTGATTCTGCTTCAGAGGCTTTGACCTATCTGTCGGACGAACCCGACATCAAGACACTTAACTACGCATACGACCAGACCGTTACGGAACTGGAGGCTTACTTTGACCTCTGCCGGGACTCGTATGATGATCGACGCAATTGGTGGCCCGGTAAAAGCCGTGACCACCGCAAGCACGGTGCTGACGCATTCCCTTGGGAGGGAGCGAGCGACATTGAGTGCCATGTTATTGACGAGCGTATAACGAGACTTGTCTCCCTATTTATGGCTTCCCTACGCCGAGCCAATGTACGGGCCTTCCCTGTTGAGAGCGGTGACATAGCACGAAGCAAACTGGTTTCAGGGTTCCTGAAGTGGATGGTATCCAGCGGGTACATCCCACGCTTTTACCGTGAAATGGAACTCGGTGCGAACTACCTCCTTGAGCGTGGCATCTTGATTACATACGTCGGCTGGCATCGTGAGGATCGTAGCTTCAAGCAGGAGTTCGACCTAGCACAGATTGCACAAATCTCTCCTGACGTTTACCGTGCCATTGAGTCCGGCGAACAGGACGAGGAACTGATCCTTCTTCTTCAGAATACTTTCGATGGTGTAAGCGAGAAACGTGCAAAGAAGGCACTCAAGGAGTTGCGTAAAAACGCACGCACCGAGCTACCTGTTGTCCGTAGGCAGATCAATGCACCGGAGGTTAAGACACTTGCCCCTGACGGGGACTTTTTCTTCCCGCCTTATGTTACTGACCCGCAACGTGCGCCGTACTGCTTCTGGCGTACTTACTACACAGCACAGGAGCTTGAAAACAAGGTTGCCACGGATGGATGGGATGCGGACTTCGTTGAACACATCATTGACAAATACCGTGGTGTAAACGTGGACAGCATCGAGCGAGAGCAAGAGGGCCGTCGTTCAATCAGCCTTACCGACAACGCATACGAGGCAGAGGAACTAATCGAGATCATCTACGGATACCAGCGTCTCATTGACGAGGAAGATGGCTCCGAAGGTATCTACTGCACAGTATTTCACAAGGAGTTCAATGGGGACGCAACAACTCAGGGGTACGCAAAGTTCGAGCTTCTGAACGGATACGAGGACTACCCGGTGGTAGTTACACGTTTGTCCGAGGACAGCAAGCGTCTCTATGACTCCCAAACAATGCCTTCCATCCTACGGGGTATCCAGAATCAGGTTAAAGTCGAACGGGATTCACGCATTGACAGAAACAGCCTAGCGACACTTCCACCGATTCTGCACCCCGTGGGACAAGCTCCTACCGATTGGGGTCCCGGTCGTATGATCCCTTACCGCCGTAAGGGTGACTTGGACTTCGCCCCAACCCCTTCTTATAACTCAGGCTCACTTGAGATGGAGACCACGCTGACGCAACTAGCTGATCGGCTTGTTGGACTGGACGAGGGTTCAGCCATCAGCGGCATTCGTCAGCAGTTCCTAGTGGATAAGTTCTTGAGCCACACAGCAGAGGTGCTTCGTATGGCGTTCCGCTGCTTCCAGCGTTTCGGGCCGGATGAAGTCTTCTTCCGTGTCACAGGAATCCCTGACCCACAGGTGTTCAACAAGGGGAACCCGGACGAGAACTTCGACATCTTGATTAACTTCGATGTCCAGAACACTGACCCCGAAACAATACAGAACAAGCTTCAGCAGTTCGCTTCATTGGTTCCGTTCAACGTAAATAACCGTATGAACATGGACGGGTTCTTGGATATCGCTGCCGCAGCTATTGACCCAATCATGGCTGACGCAATTCTACAGCCAGTAGAAACCGCACAGCAACAGGTGGTCAAGGATGTTACAGACGATCTCACCAAGATCTTCTCCGGCATTGAGATGCCAGCTAGACCAGCGGGAGCGCAGATTGCGATGCAGGTTATCCAGCAGTACGCACAGCAGCCTGACGTTGCACAGCGTCTGCAATCCGACGAGGCGTTCGCTGCCCGTATGGAGAAGTACATGGGCCAGTACACATTCCAGATGCAGCAAGCACAGAATGCACAGATTGGTCGTGTAGGCACAGCACCAGCACAGATGGGTAATATTGATACGCAGAATCTATAATGAGCATACAGGACGACATCAAGGCACTACACAATCATGAGACCTTTGCTAGGTTCATTGGGATGATCTATGCACTCCGGGAGGAAACAATCTCGGAGATGCACGAGGCCCCGACAGAACAGCTTCAACAGCTATCGGGTCGCATCATAACATACGATCAGATCCTCCAGATGTCCGGTTGGGAGGAACTCCGAACACGACATAGAGAAAGTCTGTAACCCTTTGTGATATACTCCACGCATCGCAATCATCTCGGCGTAAATGAGTGGAAATTATGACAGAGCAAAGCACAACTGCTAACGCTGAAGCAGACCAAAGTTCAGTGGCTAATACTAATATGTCCGTCTCGGAGTTCGCTATTCGGCGACTTGGCGAGATGACCTCAAGCACGGAGCAGGCAGAGCCAGAACCGAGTCAAGAGGTTGTCCCGGAAGAAGTCGAGGAGCAAGTAACAGAGGAAGTGACCGAAGAATCCACAGAGGTTCAAGAGGAAGTAACCGAAGTTCCTGAGAATGAAGACGACGTTCTTTCACAGTTGGACTTGGACACCATGTCCGAGGATGAGTTAAAGGAGCTTTCTGAAAAGCTAGGCAGCAAAGCAGTTGCACGATTCGGTGCATTGACTGCGAAGCGCAAAGCAGCAGAGGAGCGTCTAGCGGAACTTGAGGCTAAACTAAGCCAACAGAACCCACTTGAAACCCCAAAGAAAGTAGATAACAACCCATTCAGCAACATTGACTCAATCGAAGGATTGCAGCAAAAGTCCGCTGAGGTTGAAGAAGTAATCGAATGGGCAGAGGATTTGTTGTTCGAGAGTGATGCTTATGCCGCTGATGACGTAATCACTGAGGTCGAAGGTAAAGAACTTACCAAGGCTGAGGTTCGTCAATCCCTGTTGCAGGCTCGCAAGGCACAGAAAACATTCCTTCCGGATCAACTTAACAAGGTGCAAGCCCGTGTTCAGGGCGAGCAAATGGAAGTTGCATTCAAGGAACGTGCAGAAAAAGAGCTGCCTTGGCTTACAGGCGAAGATAACGATGTACGAAAGCAGTACGAGGCAACCGTAAGTGACCCACGATTCAAGGAACTAAAGAAGATCCTTAATCGTGAAGCACCTGAGATTGCTAGTCAGCTTGAATACTGGTTCGCTCACGGAGCGAATAGTATCTACGGACGTAAGCCAGTAGCACAGAAGCAAGCATCCCCTGCACTGAATCCTACTAGAACTGGACCCACGGGTTCAGCTCAATCGGACAAGAAACCAACTAAGACTGCGAAAGCACTGAAGGATCTTCAAGCTCGATTCCGTAAGTCAGGCAATCCTCGTGACTTTGCTGAAATGAGAAAACTACAACTACAACGATAATTCTTAATACTTATTTACAATGGCTATTTCAAATACTTATGACCCGCAGAAATCGGTCCTTACAGGTCCGGGTTCCGCAGTTGGTAATCGTGAGGATTTGTTGGATGTTCTGACAATCCTTGCTCCCGAAGAAACACCTATTCTTTCTTCTCTTAATAAACAAAAAGCGAACTCTACTTTCGTTGAGTGGACCGTTGACTCCTTAGCTACTCCATCTGATGATGGCATTAGCGAAGGTGCTGACGTTACTGCATTTGACGACAAGTTCGAGGGTCGGGCTCGTCTCGGTAACTACATCCAGAAGTTCCGTCGCTCTTACCTTGTTTCCGATCTTCAGGAGGCTGTTGACTCAGTTGGTCCTGCTAAGATTGCTCAAGCAGAAGCTAAGGCTATCCGTGAACTGAAGCGTGACATTGAAAAAGCACTTTGCTCCGACAATGACCGCCAAGCAGAAACAGGTTCCGTTCCTTACAAGCTCCGTGGACTCGGTAGCTGGATCGGCGGTTCACAAGCTGACATCCCTGCTGCATTCCGTACACCGGACGACAGCGTTGTTGACTTCGGTGCTGACGCATTCGCTGAGTCAGAACTGAATCAGATCATCACTAGCATCTATCGTGAGACAGGTACTACACAGAACTTGATGCTTGTTGCTGATACAGCACTTCGTCAGGACATTACCGACTTCGCTCGTATTGACAGTGGTGCTACTAACAATGTCCGTCAGGTGAACTATGACGGCAACACTGCTGAAATTAAGGTAACAGTTGAGATGTACCAGTCCGATCACGGAATGGTTTCCATTATCAATGCTAACCCTGATTGTATGCCAACCACTGATCCTGTTAACAGCCGTGGTTATGTTCTTAATCCTGACTACGCAGGTATCCACGAGTTGATCCCAATGGGTTCTACACGCCTTCCAAATCAAGGTGGCGGTGAGCGTGGCTATGTTGACTGTGCGCTTACGCTCGGTGTTTACCACCCTGCTGCTCACGGTAAGATCACAACCTAAACTAGGAGGTAAATTATTATGGCTACATTACAAGCACTATCAAACGAAGCCGCTGGTCGTGGTTTCACTCACGAGATCGTTCTTAACTACTTCGATCTTAGCGAATCCACAGCAGCAACCGCTGAGAACATTGACATCGCTAACGTAACTGGCCGTCTCAAGGACGTAGCCCTTTATGTTGAGGAGTCCTTTGAAGGCGGTACTGTTTCTGATTTCGACATCTCTGTCGGAACCACTGCTGCGGCTACTCTGTATGTGGGTGCAACTGATGCCTTTGGTGCAGCGGCATTTGCAATGAACAGCGGAACAGGACTGGATACAGAAAAGGAAGTCACCACTTATGACAGTGGTGCTACACTTCGTATTGCCTGTACTCCAACCACAGGTGCAAACGACGAACTTACTCAAGGTAAGGCTCGTATCCGTTTGAACCTCGTTCCTACAACTGCTCAGATTTAAAGATTATTCCGGGACGGGGGCTTCGGCCCCCTCCCTTTTTCTATGGAAATCATTACTCAGTTACCTCGCTATTCAGACGGCGAGATCAATGACGCTTTTATGCGTGAAATAAAGCTCGGATTCGAGATTGAAAATCGTTCCGAGAAAGAGAGGGAGATGAAGGCGGCGAAGGTTGCTGCATCTCAAAAAGGAAAAGTTCATCCAACACTTGGTCGTCCGGTTGCTTCAATCCCCGCACGGGACTTCTTTCGTCTCGTGAACAAATACGGACACGAGGAGGTTCACTCCAAAAAATTTGTACAGCACTTTAATAAAACATTCCCGCACCTAAGCCCGAACAAAGCATAATGCAAACCAGAACATACGGCGACCTGTTTTCACTAATTACCAATATGATCGGAGCCGTTGAGTTGGCTGCGGACGAGCAGACACAGGTAAAGAACTTTATCAATCGGAGGTACTTTGAGGCTTATCAGTCCAGCTCGGTCTGGCCGAGGTATTTGGTTGTAGGGGAGGAACGTGATTTTTCGGGAGGCACACAGACCGTTCCATTTACTCAGGCCGAAAAGGACACAATCAATGAGTTTCTTCGATTGCATTCAGCGGAACCATTTAAGAACAATACAGTTCACGAATACAAATTCTATGTTGATTCCGATGGTGCTTCCGTAATTAACATAGTATCTGGAAGTCCTTCATCTGCGTATGTAACTTACAAAAAGACAGTTACCTTACCATCTGTCGCTTCGGACTTTTATAACTCAACCGATACAATACCAGAGGAGTTTTTTAATTACATTGCTCACGCTGTTTACGCTGACTTCCTTCGGGTGCAGAACAAGCAGGAAGAAGCTATTGCTGAGGAACGTGTAGCGGAAAAATATATCGCACAAGAAATCTTGAAGATTGATTCCAGGGTTACTGCTAATGGAATCAAGAAGCGGCTTAACAGCCAGTTCCGACTACCTTCGTCTAGTTTTGACGCATCTAAACAATAAAATATACGGTATAATACATTTATGGCTAATTATCCTACAGTCTCGTATACTAATCTTGAAGAACGCTTCAAGACTATTTCGGGTCTAGCAGCTCTTGAAACTACTGATGCTGCTTTCTTGAGGCAGTCCATTAATCGACGTATCCGTACAGCTTACGAGCGTTACCCTTGGCCTGCCTTTACAGTTATTGGTGAGGCCGAGACTATGTTGACTGCTGCTGACAATACCATTCAAACATACGGAACTGGTTTTGATTTAGCTAATCAAGCGGATGTTGTGTTCCGTATTCATAAAACGGACCCAACGGATACACGCTATCCAGAGGAGTACACATTCGTTGCTACAACTAATTCCAGCGGTTATCCAGCAGTAAAAATTATCAACCCAACTGTCCTTAACTCTACTGATGTATTTGTTACTTATCGCAAGTCACTTGAGGATGTTGTTGCGGATGGAGGAACCTACACCAGCGGATTGTTTGGAGATGAGTCAGGTGATAACCCAAACATCCCTTACCAGTTCTTTGAATACTGTGCCTTCGGTGCTTATGCTGATTTCCTCCGTGGAGACGGTCAGACAGAAAAAGCACAGATCGAGGATCAGAACGCTGAACTAATCCTACGTCAGGAGATTGACAAGGTTCGCAATCAGAGCCGTCAGTTCCGTCACGATGTATTGCAGTACCGTCCTCGGACACAGTTCGCTCGACACAATGTTCAGGCTGGTGGTACAGCTATTAACGCAAATCAAACAGCACTCGGAAATAACGTCCAGTAATGCTAAGTAACGCAACATTTACTCAAGTCAAAAACGCTTTCCAGTCCATATCAGGTCTGGAGAGCTTGACCGCTGCCGATGAGTTCTTCTTACAGAACTCAATGAATCGCTCCGCTCGGAGAGCTTATAACGAATCGAACTCCTGGCCTCGATACCTTGTTGTATCCGAGGAACGGGAACTACTAAAAGCAGGTACTGCCCTACTAGTAGAGGGGGTTCCAGACAATTCAGTTAGCTTAAATGCGTCCGATATTAACGGACAGTACACCCTTCTTGGTCTTGGTAATGGTAGCGGAGTAGAGTCCTCTGGTACTAATGTTTATTCGCACGATGCGGTGGATTGCATTGCGTACAATAGTGGTTCAGCGTGGGTTTTTGATCTAGGTGCAACTGCTGCCGAACAAAGTGATGGAACATACGTTGTTAGTAGCGAGGTTCCACCAGAGTTGACGGATATAAATGGCATTACACCAGACAGCATTTTTGATGTAGAGAACTGGGTTGATACTTTGTTTAACGCTGTTCCATCGGTAGTAACGACCAGAGGGACTGGAAAAAATGTAGTTCTGTATGAAGAGGTTGGTAAAAATACTATTGGCGAGCCTATTCGTGTTCACAGGAAAGATGCGTTCTTGAATAACTCAGCACTTGAGTACGAGTTCTATGCAGATGCAAGTGGTCTTAACATTCTTAATGCAGCGAACTCAAGCGATAATAAGGCGTATGTTACTTACAAAAAATTGGCTACGTTTGATTTTAATCCTGACAGCACCGACATCCCCGATGAGTTCGTGGACTATATGATTCACTCAGCCCTTGCTGATTTTTATATGGGTGACGGGCAGACCGACAAGGTGTCAACATCCAAAGCACTCGCAAAGGAAGCACTTGATTACGAGTTAGAAAGAGCCGAAAAGGTTATGAATAACAACACCGTAAACAAACGATTCTCGACTTACGTCAACCGACAATCTCGGTAAACCTATATGATATAATACGACTATGGCACGTTCACGAAATAACGCTCTTGAGTTCTCTTCCGCTGGATCAGTCATCGCCTCTGATGGTGA